CCGGGCGCTAAGTTAGGTCCTAAGTTACCTTATTTTTTCGACATTGTTATGCGACTCGGGATAGGTAAGGATCCAGCGACACAGAAGGATTTCCGCTTTCTACAAACACAACCGGATCTCCAATACGAAGCTAAAGATAGGAGCGGTGCTCTATCTCCTATTGAGCCTCCACATCTAGGGTATGTTTTCAATAAGATCCTTGGCTCATGAATATTGGAGATACATACGGTCGCATAATAGTGATCAGCGAAGCTGATCCTGTTTCGAATGGAATAGGTAAGACACAAAAAGCTGTTCGAGTCCGTTGTATCGATTGCAGCAAAGAGAAAATTGTAGCAGCAAGCGATCTTCGAACTGGAAGAGTAAAGAGTTGTACATGCAACTGGAGTAGAATACGAAAAGGAGTACCAACTTACTTCAAACACGGTGACATCAATAGTGGAACTTACTCAAGTTGGGCTGCGATGAAAAGTCGTTGTCTGAATCCAAACGACTCAAGATACAAAGACTACGGCGGTCGAGGAATTAAAATATGCGACCGTTGGATGGACTACCGGAACTTCTTAGCTGACATGGGTTCACGCCCCGAAGGCTTAACTCTAGAAAGAGAAGAGGTTAACGGAAACTATGAATTGTCCAACTGTCGTTGGGCAACTCAGAAAGAGCAACGCGCAAATCAGCGCAAGACATAGGAGGCTGTCATAGTACAGCTCAATTTTGACGCACGCCAGTTTGTTCCGCTCGACAATGACGTCGTCCCGGAAGGCTGGTACAATTTCGTCATCGACGAATCTAACGCCATGCCGACGAAAGACGGCAACCCCAACCACCTGCGCCTTGTTCTGCGTTTCTCCATCATCGATGGACCGCACCAGGGACGCAAAGTGTTCACTGGTCTGAACATGCGGCATACCAATATCCAGACGATGGAGATTGCAAACCGCGAACTGAGTGCAATCTGCGCTGCCCTCAATATGCCTTTCGTGCAGGACACGCAGCAACTCCACAACATTCCGCTGAAGGGGCGCATCAAGACCATAAAAGACCCCAACGGTGTCTACGACGACAAGTCGGAGATCAAAAGCTACAAGCCCATCAACTATGTCGTTCCGGGCGTTCTTGCTCAGCCCGGTGCTGCACCACAGGGAGCACCTCAGCAGGCACCCACCGGTTGGGCACCTCAACAGGCACCACAGCAAGCGCCTCAACAGCAGCCGTGGACTCCTCAGCAACAGGTTGCTCCACAGCAGCCGGTCTATCAGCAACCTCCGCAGCAGGCTGCTCCTCCGAACGGTGGTTGGCAGCAACCCCAGACGCAACAGCCTTGGGGACAGCCTCCGCAGCAGCAGGCTCCGCAGCAGGTCCAGCAGCCGCAGCAGGCACCTCAGCAGCAACAGCCGGCACAGTACGCCGAACCCCCAAAGCAGCCCGTACAACAGCCTGCGCCGGTTGGGTTCGCTGCACCCACTCCGGCTCAGCAGGCTCCTCAGACTGTCCAACAGCCTCAGGATCCTGCTGTTACTGCTGCTCAACAGGCTCAGCCGCCTTGGGCCAGGCCGCCTGCGTAATTGAACGTAACCATCTCAAGGGGTCCTGTGTTCGCAGGGCCCCTTGTTCTTCAATGGAGATAGATAATGAGTTGGGAGATGACAAAAGAACAATGGGCCAAACTCCCACTCTTATTGCGACAACGTTGGTGGAGAGAGACTGATTATGGTCTACTTGCACCGAATGAAGAATTAAAGCAAGCGATCCGCGATGCCTTAAATAAGGACAAATCTTAATGGTTGACATTGCTCGAGACCTATGTCTTGCTATCGACAAGGCTATTGCGATTGATCAAGGAGCCTCCTACAGGGGTTGGCTTGGTCGGGTACTCCCAAACATGTCAGATGCATACAGGGACGCTGAAGAATCCCATCGAAGTCACATGGGCGCATCTCAACTCGGTCATGATTGTGGTCGTGCTGTATGGTATAGTTTTCGATGGGCAACCAAAGCAGCGTTTCAAGGTCGCATGCTTCGTCTGTTCAATCGTGGTCATATTGAGGAAGCTCGTTTCATTGCAATGCTCCTTATGATTGGAATGCCTGTCTATCAGCAGGATGCAGAAGGAAAGCAGTTTCGTATTGGTTTCGGTGACGGTCATGGTGGTGGAAGCGGCGACGGGGTGACATACTATAACAATAATCCTGTTCTTATCGAAGCAAAGACACATAACGAAAGATCCTTTATCGAACTAGCGGGAAAACTGGAAGAGTGGAGGGCATATCTAGCTCATGAAGGTCACTTTAAGGGAAAAGGTGTCCGCGATGCTAAACCAGAACACTTTGTTCAAGCGCAGATTTACATGCGCAAGATGGGCCTAGCCTCTTGTCTCTATATGGCGGTCAATAAAAATACTGACGACCTTTATATCGAAGTCATTACTCTTAATCCTGAGCATGCTGACCAGTATATTGAGAGAGGCGAGAAGCTGATACAAGCTACGACACCCCCAACTAAGCTCAGTACCTCGCCTGGGTTCTGGAAATGTACTTGGTGCGAACATAAGCCTGTCTGCCATATGAAACGAGCACCGGATAGGAACTGCCGCACCTGCAAATATGTTCAGCTCGAATCGGCAGGGCGATGGGCTTGCACCCACCCCACGAACCATGCTATACTAACGCAGGAGAAGCAGTTAGTTGGATGCCAGTTCTACAAGGTAGCGAGTCACTTTCTATGAAACCGTTTATCGATAGACAATACCAAACCGAAGCTGTCAACAGCATATGGGCTTACTTTGAAACCCATAAGACTGGAAATCCAATTCTTGCAATGCCTACCGGCAGTGGCAAAACAATTGTCAATGCTCGTTTCCTCGAAGGTATCTTTAAGACCTTTCCATTTCAAAAAGTCATGCTGTTGACTCACGTTAAAGAATTGATTCAACAAAACTATGAAAAGCTAATCGCACTGTGGCCAGATGCCCCCGTTGGTATCTATAGCGATGGACTCGGACAAAAGAATTCTAGACAGTCTATCACATTAGGAGGTATTGCTTCCGTTTGGAGAAAGCCTGAGATCTTCGGACATGTAGATTTAATCATCATTGACGAAGTTCATCTCGTTAGCCCACGCGGCAATACAATGTATCAAAGCTTTATTGATGCATTGACAAAAATCAATCCAAATCTACGTGTCATAGGTCTTACTGCTACTCCTTGGCGCATGGGACATGGAAAGCTAACTGATCCTTATCTAGACAAGGCTGGAAAATTACATCCAAGTGTCTTCACAGATTTCTGCTTCGACATAACAAACTACCACAGCTTCAATAGGTTGATCGCTGAGGGCTATCTTGTCCCGCTGATCCCTAAGAAGACAAAGACCGAGCTTAACGTAGATGGAGTCCACCTACGCGGCGGGGAGTTCATTGAAAAAGATCTACAAATCGCAGTCGACAAACATGAGATCACCGTTGCTGCAATTAAAGAAGCTCTCGAGCTTGGCAAAGATCGTAAAAAATGGTTAGTGTTTGGTGCGGGCATTGAACACGCAGAACACATCAACACAATCTTAAATGAGATGGGTGTCCCATCAGACTGTGTTCATAGTAAAGTTGATAAAAAAGATCGCGATAAGATGATCAAGGATTTCCGCGCCGGTAGACTTCGTGCGCTAGTCAACAACAACATTTTGACAACGGGATACGACGATCCCACAGTTGACATGATTATTGTTCTACGACCTACTATGTCTACAGTATTGTGGGTTCAGATGTTGGGACGCGGTACACGGCCCGTCTATCCTCCGGGATTTAATAGTGAGACACTAGAACAGCGTATGGCTGCAATTAAAGCCAGCGGCAAACTTGACTGTCTAGTTCTAGACTATGCAGGTAACACGCGCCGCCTAGGGCCAATCAATGACCCTGTAATTCCCACGCCACCCAAGTCAAAGGGAACGGGCGATGCGCCAGTTAAACTCTGTGATGTCTGTCAGACATACGTTCACGCTAGTGTTCGTATCTGCCCACATTGTGGCAACGAATTTAAGTTCCAACTCAATATCGTCCAGTCAGCAAGTTCTATCAGTCCACTGAAAGGAGAGCTTCCTATAACGAAAGTATTCAAAGTAGATCACATTAGTGCAGCACGACATGAGAAGCACGGCGGGGGTTCCGTATCGATGCGCGTCTCATACTACTGTGGTCTGAAAATGTATACCGAGTTTGTAACCTTAGAGAATAGTAACGCCTTCGCCCAACGTCGTGCGAAGTCTTGGTGGAAAGTAAGAATGAAATCAAAATGGAATGATACATTAAATTCTCCTGTGCCCACCACAGTGAATGAGGCTCTTACCCGCCTCGACGAAATCAATCACCCAACGCACATTCGCGTCTGGGTTAACAAGAATCCGTACCCGGAGATTATGGCCATCTGTTTCGATGGCACTGCCTTCGGAACGGAGGAGATGTCAGACGAGGTTCCAACAATCGTTTCCTCCCTGACTACGTTAAAGAAGACTGAGCTGGATACGGAAATCCCATTCTAACGGAGAAGAGACAATGGCCTTCAAACTGACAAAGAACGAGGAAGATCAATTCGCACGTCTAAAGACCGCTCTCACTGCGAAATATGTCGAACTCACAACGGCTATCAATACCTATAACGAGGAAATGAGTAAACTTTGCAATCCTCTTCAAGAGACATTTGACGAATACAATAAGTATCTAAACGAACTACGTTCATTCGTCGAAACGGTTGCTGAAGAAAAACGTTCAGATTTTGAAGACAAGTCTGACGATTGGAAAGAAGGCGATACTGGGTCGAGTGTCGACGCCTGGCTTAGCGCCTGGGAAAGTGCTGAACTCGAAGAAGTATTTATCGAATTCCCAGCTGAGATCGGAATCGAATTTGACAATCATTCGGAGATCGATCTAGCCAACGAGCCATAATTCGGCTTGCACCACCACTAAGAAGCTGCTACACTTGTGGTGTCATCGCATACAACGGGGGCACCACAAGTATGACTCACTGGGTTAGAAATGACGGTGGTCGAGCTGCCTACGGATACACAGGCAAGGCAGGCGATTGCGTCACTCGTTCGATTGCAATCGTTAGTGGTATACCATACTCTAAAGTCTATAGCGACATGGCGTGGATTAACGCCACAATGCCCAAGACAAAGAGTCGTAGGACAGCGGGCATTCACAGCGCATTCTATGGTATCTATACCACGAGCGTTTTATTCAAACGCTACATGGAGAGTCTTAACTTCATCTGGACTCCGACTATGTTCATTGGATCTGGTTGTAGAGTTCATTTGCGGGCAAACGAACTTCCCTCCGGGGGATTGGTAGTGTCCGTCAGCAAGCATCTTACCGCAGTAGTTGACGGAGTCATTCACGATACCCACGACTGTTCGCGTGGAGGTAATCGTTGCGTCTATGGCTATTGGAAATTGGAGAGACTGCAATGGTGACGGAGACAATTACGATCAAAGATAGAAAATTCACTGTAACTTTTGATGACGATAATAAACCCTTACGAATCACTGAACGTAAGAAAGAAGTGATGTTCGGTGTTGAAAAGGTCTATAATCATTCTTATTGGCACGCTGGCCATCACAATACAGCAGGAGCGCCTGAACGTATCATCAACGCAGCACTTGAACAAAGAAAGAAGAGAGATGGACAAGATTGACGTTCTCAACCATGGTTTCGTACGCCTTATAGACAGTATGGGCAGCGACCTTTCTGTGGTTCGCGCCGCTCGCGTATCGTACGACGCTGCATGGCGCGCGGGTGAGGATCAAAGTGGCGATGAGAAGCTGATCAATTACCTCTGGCGCAACCACCACACGACACCGTTTGAAGCTGTGGTCTTTACCTTCGAGGTGAAGGCGCCAATCTTTGTATTGCGCCAGTGGCATCGCCATCGGACTTGGAGCTATAACGAACTGTCGGCACGTTACAAGCCACTCCCTGAGGAGTTCTATGTTCCAAAACCGGAACATATTGGTACGCAATCAAAGGACACTAAGCAGGCACGAGCTGAGGGAGAGCCTGATCCAGTCGCTGCTGCTCACATCAAGGTAACTTGCGAGCACGCATTTCGTGCTTATCGTATGTTACTCGAAGACGGTGTACCGCGCGAGCTGGCGCGCTCCGTCCTTCCTGTGGCAACCTACAGCCACATGTTCGCAACAGTCGACCTGTTGAATCTAATGAGATTTCTAACGCTGCGCTGTGATCAACATGCGCAGTATGAAATACGTGTCTACGCTGACGCTATGCGTGAGCTGGCACGTTCGATTGTGCCAGTCTGTATCAAAGCATGGGAGAAGTAAGATGAGTGTTAAATCGCATATCGTTGTTCACCCCGAGTGTGTTTCATATCCAATGATAATGAAGCATGTCACAACAGGAGCGATAATCTTATTCTATCAATCCAATATGGGATGGATTATTGGAAACCATTCCAATATTGGCAAACCCTGGGAGATGAGGATATCAGAAAATTATGTTCCGTTCCACGGTGCAGTGACGATAACAAATGACATAGGAAAGTGAAATGAGCACAATGGACAATTTTAAGACTGTCGAGTTGCCTGGAATATGCACGACATGTGGTAAGATATTTGATCTTGCCACTGCTACATCAAAGACACCGCATAGCATACCTAAAGAAGGCGATTATATGCTTTGCATCGGTTGCGGTGAGTGGAACATATTGACTGCTAACCGTCAGATGCGTAAACCAACCGAGGATGAACTTATTGAAGTTGGATCGCATCCGGCTGCGAGAGAACTTCGTATAGCATGGACAATGCTTGATGATCTAAAAACACAAGAGGAGAAATGATGTTTCTCCTCTGGCTCATTCTTCTCATTATATTTCTCGTGATTGCGCGTTGGTTTTTCTTGAGGTAAAATAGTGCTTGCATTGAAATGAAGAGGTGTGCTTATATAGTGGGGCAGTAGCAATTCCTATCAACACTGCACCAACAATGGAGTTACAAAATGCACGAAGTAGAAACAATGGCCTACGCCCACGAAGTTCCGTGGCACACTCTTGGTAATCGCGTCGAGGACAGCGTGACCTGCGACGAGATGTTAGTCGCCGCTGGCCTCAACTGGACAGTGGAAGAACTTCCGTGCTTCATTAACGTCGACGGCAAGCAAGTTCCTGTGGATCGTAAGGCACTGGTCCGCAGCACCGATAAGAAGATCCTGACCGTAACTGGTAAAGATTGGAAGCCGTTTCAGAACAAAGATGCGATGAACTTCTTCCGGGAATGGACTAACGTCGGAGGCTGTACACTTGAGACAGCCGGTTCGCTCCGCGGTGGAAAAGTTATCTGGGCGTTGGCGCGCGTCTCTGCTGGCTTTATACTTCCTGGACGCGACGCTGTGAAGGCTTATATCCTTCTGGTATCGCCACACGAAGTGGGAAAGGCCAGTACCGTTCGAACCACAACGGTTCGCGTCGTGTGCGCCAATACATTAGCGATGGCCGGCGGGGTTCAGGGCAAGAACGCAGAGTATCGTCAGAGCCATATCTACAACTTCGATACTTCTGCCGCTAAGGCATCCGTCCAACTGGTGAAGGAAGAAATTGCCAAGATGGAGCTCGACTCTCTGGCTCTGCAACAGTTGAAGATGAGCCAGTTCGATACGGTCCGCGTTCTGGCAAAATTCTTTCAGCCTGCGCTGCCGAACAACACTGAGCACAACATCGAGGAACTAATCAACGAACCGGACGCTCGTTCTCCGAAGCTTCAGAAGGTCCTCTGGGCAACGGAAAAGGCGCCTGGTGCGACTCCGGGCAATGGCTGGGGCGTTCTGAATGGCGTCACATACTGGGCCGATCACATGGCAGGCAACTCCAAGGACTCCCGCTTGTTCAATAGCTGGTTGGGTGAAGCCGGCAAGATGAAAGACAAGGTCAAGGGAGAGCTGATGGAGATGGTCTCCTAACTGATACAACCAAAGACAGTGCGGGGATCACTCTCCGCTCTGTCTTTTTATTTCACTTAAAATTGAGCTAAAATCGTCCTTGCAATCTGCGGCGTATTGTAATATGTATATTCTATTGTAACACAGAGTAAGGAGATCCAACATGAACGAACAGACCAATCCCGCATGGGCTGCCCCTCCGTCAGCAGACGCACCTCAGACCGCACCCGAAGCTGGTACGCCTGACGTGAAGGCCCAGGAAGCCGCTGCGAAGAAGATGGAGAAGGAAGCTGCCAAGGCCGCCAAGGAGGCGCAGAAGAACGCTGCTGCCGAGGCCAAGGAAGCTGCCAAGGCAGCGAAGCAGGCCGAAAAGAAGGCCAAGGAAGATGCCAAGGCCGCTGCACAGCTCGCCAAGAACGAAGCGAAGGCCGCCAAGCAGGCTCAGAAGGAGCAGGCCAAGCAGCCCGAGCAGAATGGCATCCGTCGGCCGAAGGCTGAAGGCGAGTGCGGCAAGGCGTGGGCGATGTTCGATCACCTGTCTCAGCAGAAGGGTGCTCCCGTTGCCGCCGCAGAGATCCGTGCTGCGATGCCGCAGTACGCGCATCTGAACGAGGGCAACGTCAAGGCGGAATACCCGCGGTGGAAGAAGTTCCATGGCCTGTCGGGCACCATCCCGCCGGCCGCGCCGCTCACCCCGCCTGCGGCTCCGCAGACTGCAACTCCGCCGGCTGCTGCCTGATCTAACGTCTCGCCGAAACCTGCCCCGGAGGAATTCGCCTCCGGGGCTACCTCCCGGAGAGAGACATGAATCTACAAGCAATCGAGAAGTCGGTCGAGCATCCTGAGGGATTAATCGACGTCCACAGCATCTTCTACACCATCCAGGGCGAGGGACCTTTCAGTGGGTTCCCCGCCGTTTTTATTCGGCTCGCCGGATGCAATCTCCAGTGCCCAGGATGTGATACCGAATATACCAAGGGACGACGTTTTGCGTATCCCTCAGTTATTGCAAAGTATGTGAACTCGTTGAGCCTACCGAAAGGCCTCGTAGTTATTACGGGCGGGGAACCGTTCAGGCAAGATCTATCTAGCTTATTTGAACATCTTGTATCATTTGGACATCTCGTTCAGGTTGAGAGTAATGGAACTCTCCCTCCGAGCGATTACGAGTATTCAATATATACTCGAATCGATCATTTCCATGGAGTTCACATTGTCTGCAGTCCAAAGACTGGACGTATCAATCCAATACTTTTAGATAAGGCACTCTGCCTTAAATACGTTCTTGATGCAGACAGTATGAATCCGGAAGACGGCCTTCCGATTCGCGCCCTCGGACATCCTGCTCATCCGCAGCTTGCGCGACCTCCTGTCGATTGGGATAAGCCAATCTATCTTCAACCAATGGATACAAAGGACCCAGCGCACAACGAGCGGAATATCAAAGCCGTGACTGAGTCTTGCATGAAGTTCGGCTATAAGCTACAATTACAAATCCACAAGTATCTTGGGGTAGAATAAGATGTGCGCAATTATGGGAGCCCTCATCTGGAATGCAACTGCATATCAACGTCTTGATTCTAATCGTATTCTAAATTTTATTGGAGATGAAAGTTTCGAACGCGGTCGCGATGGATGGGGATATTATGTCAGAGATGGTCTTACTGTAGGTCATAAAAATAAATCGATTATAAGATCAACAGGTTGGGAGACAGAACACGAATTCTTTAGTCTAAATATCTTTAGTCCAACTAAAGCCATGATTGGTAATTTTCGTGCTGAGCCCACGACGGAGTTCGTACGCCACAAACGCGAATATGATCAACAACCTTATTCGCTCAACAAGTGGAATATTGTTCACAACGGAACCATCGCAAACGATAAAGAATTGCGGACAGATGAGGGTGCCACAACTGGTATCGACAGTGTTGCGATTGTCGAACAACTTGCTGCCGCAGGTCATATTTCAGATTCTGTTCACGCAAAACAGATATTCAAAAATACTATTGAAAAGTTAAAAGGTAGCTACGCGATATTAGCAACACATGATGATTTTCCCTATCTGATATTTGCTGCTTGTAACTATAGGCCTATCTGGATTGCCAAACGAGAATATGGAATCTTCTTTGCAAGCTCGAAAGAATATTTTCCAAGAGATATGACACCCCAAATGCTTCAACCTTATTCAATCTGGGCATTCGGACCCAACGATACTGAGCGTCTTGATTATGTACGGCTTTATGGTAAGAAAGCTCTTGTCATTTGTAGCGGTGGAATGGACAGCGTTGTTGCAGCGACAGAAGCTAAAGCTCAAGGTTACGAGATTGAATTAGTTCATTTCCTTTATGGTTCACGAGCGGAGACACCAGAAGTAGATGCAGTTCGGGACGTAGCAAACTATCTTAGTGTGCCCTTACATTTCATTCCGATGGGAATCTATCGAAAAGAAGACTCTCCATTACTTCAATCAGATAGTAAGATCGCAGGCGGAGAAGCAGGAGCCGAGTTTGCACATGAGTGGGTCCCGGCACGTAATCTTGTGATGCTTGCTCTTGCAACTGCATTTGCCGAAGCTCGAGAAATCAATACAATCGTACTCGGTAACAATCTAGAAGAAGCAGGTGCATACCCTGACAACGAACCTGAGTTCATTAATCGATTTAATGAAATGCTTCCATTTGCAGTTGGCGATGGAAAACGAGTTCAAGTTATCATGCCAGTAGGCAATCTTATGAAGCATGAGATTGTTGCTCTTGGACATAGTATAGGTGCGCCACTGCACCTTACATGGAGTTGCTATCGCGCAGGTCCAAAGCATTGTGGCACCTGTGGTCCTTGCTACATGAGACGAACTGCATTTGAGATAAATAAAATACCTGAGGTCATTCAGTACGCGAATTCAGAGGAGAAATGAATGACCTTTATCTCAACGAAGACCTACGGACATGACATTGGTCTCTCTTCTTGCTTCCGTCAATGGAAGGCGAAGAGTCACTGTCGATTTCTCCACGGTTACGCTCTCTCTGTCCGTATCGAATTTGAAGCAGACGAACTGGATGATTCTAATTGGGTCGTTGATTTTGGAAGCCTCAAAGGTTTCAGGGGTTGGTTGGAAAAGACGTTCGACCACCGTCTATTGATTGCCGAGGACGATCCCGATCGATCTGCTTTAGAACTTATGGCAGGTCTAGGACTTGCCCAGATAACGATCGTGCCTGCCACAGGTTGTGAAGCATTCGCGTCTATGATCTATGAGTATGGTGTTGTCTGGTTAGTCGACAACGGTTACTATCCGCGTGTACGCATGCGGTCTGTTGAAGTGTGTGAGCATGGTGCCAATTCTGCAATCTTTATGGAGGAGTAGAAAATGGAACTGTTAACTAAGTTTTGCTTCGGCGACACAGTAGTCATCGATGAGGGCAGTGTCAAAGGAACCGTAGTTGGTTTCTGTTTCTATCCGCACGAAAAGCAGGTTCAAGTCAGCTGGTGGAACAATGGGGACCTGGTTGAGAAGTGGGTCGGGGAATGGAGGCTTAAGGCGTGGCAACCATGAAACTTTATCTCGCCGGTGCAATACAGAACGCATCTGATCCAATTACGTGGCGACGCAATCTTACAACAAAAATGCCCGAAGGTTGGGAGGTAATTGACCCAACCGAGATCAACTTGTTTGTCGGTACGGAAGACAATATAGAAGCTGCACGTCGAATCGTTACAAACGATCTTAATGCTATCAGAAAATGCGATGCGCTTCTCGCTTTAGTCAATATAGCTTCATGGGGCACAGGAATGGAGATATTCTTTGCCTATCAATTAAAGGTCCCAATTATTATCTGGAGCCCGGGTGGAAAGCCTGTCGGACCTTGGCTTCAGTTTCACTCGACTGTCGTTTTATCGGAGTTTGCAGATATCAAAGTATTCTTGCGAAATCTGCTTGCAAACGCATAGAATCCAGTTTATAGTTACCACAACGGAGCGGGGCATGACCGAAACTCTACGCACTGCGTTCAGAGCTGTTCTTAGAAATATCCCAGGTGAAGATGCAAATAGAGAAGGTCTAATAGAAACACCGGATCGTGTAACTCGCGCCTGGGAGTTCTGGACTTCCGGTTATGGTATCGATCCCATCGATGTACTTAAGACCTTTATCGATGGCGCTGAAGGGGTAGATGAGATGGTCGTTGTCAAAGACCTGCCTTTCTATTCCCATTGTGAGCATCACCTTGCTCCGTTCTTCGGCACTGCAACTATCGGGTATCTGCCTCACCAACGCATCGTCGGGCTGAGCAAGCTCGGGCGGTTGCTACAGATCTTCTCGCGTCGCCTACAAGTACAGGAACGTCTTACGTGCCAGATTGCCGACGCCATTAGCGCAGCACTGAACCCTCTGGGTTGTGGCGTTATAGTGCGGGCCCGCCATCTGTGCATGGAGTCGCGCGGTATCTGTCAACAGGGGCACTACACTGTCACCAGTGCTCTACGTGGTGTGTTCAAGACAGAAGACTCTGCTCGTTCGGAATTCTTAGGGATGAAGTAACATGACCCCTATTCCGTTGGAAAATCCAGATCGTCGTATTGGTGCTCCAAAAGATTGGGATCATGCTGAGGGATTATGCCACACTATCGAAGTTTGGGATCGTGATGGGTATATGATCTCTGCGTGGCAGCCAACGCCTGCTGAAATCAAACTCATCAATGAGGGCTGTCCTATTCTTTTACACATCTCAGGACGCCTCCACCCTGTGGTTGCGCTATCTGTAAGTAAGGAACCCCCGAAGCAGATCTGATGCATATTTATTTAGCTGCCATTTACACCAACGGATATAGAGCTGGAGGTAACTCCGGTCGATACCAGAATTTGACTGACAACGAGAAACGGTTAGTTGATGCCGTCCCACACATTCTGGAATCATATCATTACGTCGGGAAGCAGAAGTTCGTTGACGCCATGCGCGAAGATAAGGTGCGGGTGTTCCTTGACTCCGGAGCGTTCTCCGCTTATACGCTCAAGGTGGATCTTTCGGTTGCTGAATACTGTGAATACATCAAACGCAATCTAGACATCATACGCGTCGAGGATGGAACCGTAATGGCATCCGTACTGGACGGCATCGGTGACCCCCTTCAGACGTATCGCAATCAATGTGAGATGGAAGCTCGGGGCGTCCGTCCGCTACCTTGCTTCCACGCAGGCGAAGATGAACGCTATCTCGAACACTATGTTCAGAACTACGAGTATATCACTCTAGGCGGTATGGTCGGAAGTTCATCCACGCAGCTTATGAAATGGCTTGATAGGATTTGGGATAGATATCTAGTCGATGGTAGTGGTCGTCCAC